GGACCGTGTACTAAAGTGGCAACTGAACGAGAAAGGTACTGGCCACCCCTCGCCTGCCTGTGATCTACTCTGAGGAACTCAGCAGTGGCACCCAGGTAGCACTTATGTTTTTGAAACCGTATGTTATAGTCTGCCGCTTTACGTGACAGGTTCTGTACCTGGTTCAGTGTTTTTATACTAGCCAACACGTCATCACCATTGTGTGTAGTCACACTATCTTTTGTGATACCGCATATGTCCAAATATACATAGTTAAGCACTGTGTTCATAAATGTTGTCAGACGCCATCCAGATAAGAGAGTACCATTGGTCTTCACCAGTTGTTTCTTGCCTTGTATGTGCAACTTGCTATCACTCAGGCTTGACTGTACCCAGGCAATGGCCTTAATTTGGTCATCATCTAGATAATTTTTAAAGCAAGCTACATATGCATCCATCACCGCACTCATTGTGGTCACACTGTGTTGAGAGTTGAAGTCTTCAAAATCAAAGCAGTATGGAATACCGTTATTCAATACTTGTTTAACAGTCTCCCTCACGTTGGCAATCGTTGCACTAGGCCCAATAGGGAAGTGTTTGCTCAACATTTCTTCACATCCTTTGAAAGCATAGCTGGATAGGATAAAGTTAGTTACATCCACACCGTAGATAGCCCGCTGCTTACCCCACTCGTACTTTGTGCTAGACCATGCTTCCATAGACGGTGGTCTGTTCAGGAAGTGTTCTATGTCATAAGTAGGCATTCTACTTAGAGCGTAAAATTTGTTGCGCAATCCCACATCCTTAGCCTTAAACTCATCGTCCTCTGGGTACTGTGAATGATAAGCACCTGTAGGCGACCATTGCCACCGCATAGCCCAGTGATTTACCCACGTACTTCTAGTTGGAGTACCACCACTGACTTTCACGCGTTTGAATAGCCTTAACGCTCTTTCAAATATCATTTCCCGTGTAAAAGTCACCGTATTTGGTTCAGTTCGGTTTTGAACTTCTGAGTTCCAGTCAACTTCACCTAAACCCCTGTTAACTAGCACTTCTAGCTCAAAAAATGGTGTGAGATCCAAGTCAACGAGATTTTGCACAGCCTTTAATCTACCTGAAAACTGATTCTTTATCTGGGAGAAAAAATCAGCTACCGATTTGTATCGCCACTGCCAGATTAGAGAGTCTTTAATGATATCCCGGTGTTGTACAGGCAATGCCTTAGCCCATACTAGCAGCCCAGCTAAAAAACTTTCGTGCAGGTCAAGCTTAGCTAGACTCTCAAGTAATGGGAGTACGAATGGGACATCCCTCCTAAAAACGTCTAACCCTATACTCCGTAGTTCCTTAATAGTTATATGTCTGAGATGCCTACTAGAAACTTTACATACGGGAGGTTCAGCAGAGCCGTCAAACCAAGATTTTAACGTGGCAAGGCGTGTTAGCGGCACATTTTGACTGGATTTCTTTGTCACATGTAGTACATATTGCAAAACTTCCTGCCTGCTAACCGGACCATAAGGGAACAGGTCAGGACCATACTGTATTCTCGAAATCCGAAGCAGTACCGATCGGCCTTGTACATGTAGCGGTTCGTGCCTGGAGATGTAAGTGGCTGTGAGATCCAAGCGTGCCATATATACACATTTGGTAAATACAACATCAGTATCATACCTAGTGTGCACATCACCTTCTAAATTGATGCCCGGGTAAACATCCAGAAGGTGGAAGTCCGCCTCTTCGAAAGAAGCTACCTCTAGTTCCCGTTTACTAGCCTTGATACCTAGAGGTACCATATCAAGGCTTGCGAAACTGCGCTTAACTAATCTTGTTCGTCTGGAGGACGTGCTTCTTGATCCATCTGAATCGGTACGTCTATCATGCGCGCTTCTGTAGGTGGCTCTAACAAGTTTGCACTGCCTGAAGCGGTTGGCATTGGTACCCCGGCGATCAGCTCTTGCACTTGAAAATCCGCCAGCGCGAGATCATAAGTTGTCAATATGTTTGCTGTAAATTTTTCACTATCAATGGGCACTTGTACAAATCCACGGATTGTATTAATATTCCTCACATCATAGCTGGCTGCTCTGGCGTTCCATACCGGCTGCGTTTGTAACACTGTTTCCGCTCTCGTCCAGTAGCAGACAACAGCACAGTCCGCAAGGCTCTCAAAACTAGATCCAAAACTATTATACCTTTCTTCTATAAACTCGAGCTGATAACTGACTGGCATGTCTAGTGTTGCTGGTGTTACTGGCGGCATGGCGATACTCACATCGTTTGCTGCAAAGATGCGGTGAGTACCGTTTCTTAGCGGGTGTGTGTAGTTAACTGTGTAACCCTGCCATCTACTAACAACACCATTGGCCCATAAATCGTTATAATTATATGCCTTCCTGTATCTTCCTTTGTAATACTGATGTACTGCTGGATTTATCGAGAAAACTGAAGAGTATGGGGTACCAGCCATTAACGACCCCCCCAATCCTGTTATAAGGGCTACCCCCGATGGACCAGCCATAGAGTTGAGTATTAAATCATTGTTTCTACCCGCTACGTAACCGTAGTCAGCAATATGGTCTATAGTTATATTACCAAATTTCATGTTTATAGTATAATAATCTCTCAGCTTACCTTCTAATTGAGTAAAAACCCCCGGCATGACAGGCTTAGGCACTGCCCGACCTATCATCGCTGAAAACATTGAATCTGCCCTCGTTGATGCATCTAACGCATCAGCATTATTACCATGAATTCTCTGTAAAATATCTTCTATATGCTTAGCATTGTGAGTAAACATATACTCACCCCAATACCAAGCAGTGTTAGCTAACATTGATTCCATTATGTTGGAATCATTTGGTCTCGTCAGCTCACTTAACGTCTTAATAGCGTCTACTGATGTAGCAACACCATCTCCTTGTAATAAGAAATGAAATGCTGCCCTTTTTAAACCTAGTTTTGGTAAGCTCAGCCTTCTTGGCAAATGAGTCCACCAATGTGACTCTACTGTTTCATTCGCTGGCTGAGCCAACCAGTACTTAGCTGCTATTATAGCTGATTGCATATCCTCATGTAGTCTATGGTTAACCACAAACTTTATAATGATGGCTCGCATGTCTGCTGCTGAATAAGTACAATCTACATATAGATTCTCAGGCCCATGGTGCACATATATACTATTCTGCGTAATTGCTAAGTCAATATCCTGATCTATAAGAAACGGAGTAGACCTCAGATTACCACATAGCATTTTATTCAATATAGCAGTCTCTTGGGTGTTAAAACCAGATAAATTAAGATATCCAGCCGCATTTACTAACCTGTCCACTAAAGCATCCTGGCTTATATTATTCACATTATACGCTGATAAGTTTCTGCGTAATTCATTATGAGTTGCATTAAGATGGGTAGGCACGATGAACCGCCCACGCTTGAATCCATAGTGGTTACCGTAAGTAGGTCCACTTTCACTGTGGCCATCATTGTACTTGTACATCTCCCACACATGACGCCGGCTTTCAAAGAAAGAGTTAAGATATATGGGGTTATCTATCATATTTCCATCTCCGTCATTGACCCGTGCCGCTGGCAGTGCATCGTACCACGTATGTATCTCTTCAATTA